AATCAGCAGTGAGACTTATCAATGCACTTGAAAGTGGAGAGGCAAAGATGGTAGAAACACCAGGAAAACATATTTATGTGATGCCTCTTAACAAGAAATCTAAGAAATTGATCGTTGAAAGTTTGGTGAATTAAAGTTACTCACCTCCAAAGTGGATCTATAGTGTAAGCACACCTCTGAAATGGCAACTCGCGCTCGCATTGGTCTTGAACTTCGTGATGGTTCTATTCTGTCTGCCTATCATCACTGGGATGGTTATCCTGAATGGTTGGGTCGTATTCTGAAGACTCATTACGACACCAAAGATAAAGTTTCTGAACTGATTGATGGTGGCGACATGAGTTCGGCATGGACAAATTGTGGTTGGAATAATGAAACTGTAGAACAAGGTCCGCTGTATTATTTCTCTCGTGGTGAAGATTGTCCTCCTCGTCATGATGCTGACCTGTGTGAGTATCTTCTGCCTGCCAATAGCGAAGAATACGCTTATGTCTTCCGCAATGGTAAGTGGATCTGCTATAATCTGAATCAGTTTGACGATAGCAAACTGCCTGAAGTTGTTGAGATTCCGTCTGGAGCACTTGTAGCATGACTAAAACTGAACGCAAGTATTTGGTTGCCACTTTACTTGGCGTGGTGGCAATCATCGGTTGGAACATCTTTTGTATCCAACGTGATGATGCAATGTATAAGGCATACTATCGCCACCAGGCAATAGAGAATCTCAAACATCAGAAATGATTGAGTTTCTCATCATCTCTGCATCAGTTGCATGGATGTTCTTTGCACTATTCTCCAAACACTTTGACCACCTAGATGAGCACAAACGCAAATGACTTCTGATCGTATCAAAAAACTGATTGAACAAGCAGAGAGGAACAAAGCAGCAGAGGAGTTTTGGAAGGAAGTTGAGCGTGAAGCGTCACGCCTAGAAGTTCCTGTTGATTATTATCTTGCGGAGTTTTATTGATGTCCTTCTTTCTTGGTGTTCTTCTTGGTTCTTTTATGATGCTTGGTGTAACGTACATTGTCAGCATGGATGATGATGATGTTGACAACTCTTACTAATCTGTATTAAACTAAAGGAGTAATTTACAAAAACTAATGGCAAAGTATCTTTACATCGTTGATCACTATGTTCCGTTTCCAAGTTCAGAATACGGTGGACTTTGGAATGTAGTTGCAGAAGACGATGATGAATGTTTTGATCTTATCTCTGCTGAGGATAGTGGTAGATTTTATGAACAGTATTACACCGATCTTAAAGAGAATGTTCTAAATGCCCGTGTGTATCAACTAGCAGAAGATGTAGAATCTGGTGTTGTTGAATCTTTTACGACCTGATGAAACTTTCTACCAAACTTATTCCACAGTTTCTGCATCAACCGCCAGAAGGAATGTTCTATGAAGTTGATGAGTTTAAGCGTAATGTGTTTCGTATTTGGATCTGCTACCGCAGAGAGTTTGATTATAACCTAGGCAAACCAGTTCGGTGTGTCTGGGGATTTTATGATTTTAAGAGATGTCAATTTTTTAGTCCAGTAAATAGTTCTACAGTTGGCAAGCAAGTAGATTTCAAAAATACTAGAAACTACACAGCAATGCCGATAAAGCAAACACCACTGGAGAGTGCATTTGTATGACCTACGAACCTCAAGTCAATGATTATGTTGTGTGGAACAATGGAAAAGGAATTGAGGGGTGGGTTTATTTTAGTGGCGATGAATATATTACTATTGAAATTGGCGTAAAACCAAAAGATGAAGAAAATTATGAAGCGTGTAAAATTCACCGCAATGATCGTTTGATGGTTCTATGTTACTGCAGTCAATGGAAAGAGTTGGTGTATATAAAGTCAAGAGAATCTGTGTATGAAGAGGAAAAAGAACTTTTGGAGACTTTGGTGTAAAGCACTAGGAGAAAAAGCAGGCAAAAATGACAGAGAAGCAGACAACATTGCTTACATACGCACTCTTTTATTCCTCAGTTATCTTATTACTAATTGTTTTATTATTGCGGGCGTCGTGAGGCATTGGAATGACATACCAAGTAACATACCTGAAACCAAAGAAGAAAGGATACTCAACACAAGCAGCAACATTCTTAAAGATTGATGATGCTGAGTTTTGGTGTAAAGTGATAGAACAGCAAGGCGCCAAAGAGATAAGGATATTTGTGAAATAAATACCTGAAAATGTGCAGCGGCAATGAAGACATTCCAGCAATTTATGGAACAGCATCCGACGATGCAACCAAATGAGTATAACAAACAAGTTGCGCGTCAATCTGCACGTTGGAAAGGTATGCAAATCCGTCAATCGCACGGAGAAATAGAGCATCAAGCAGGTGCAGAAGTAGCAGCGAAGAAAGCAAGATTAAAAGCAATTATGTCTCGTTGAATTAAAGTTACTCACCTCCAAAGTGGATCTATAGTGTAAGCAATAAACACATTATGAACTGCTTCGATGACATCCAAGTTGAGGATCTTTCTTCCTTTGACTTTGTTGAAGAACTCAATGATGGTCTCTTTGATGAAGTTGATGATGAAAAGACTTTCAATGCTTTTCTTAATTCCAACTGGGACTTCTGACAGTTTGCAAACTGTCCACTAAATCACACAAACAAATCTTTTATCCATTATCATCATTAAATGACTGACAACATTCCTAACGTTCTTCCTCACATTATTGAACTGAAAGATGCTTGGAGGAAGCAAGATTTTGTTCTTTCTAAACAACAACAGGAAGAATACGATCTATTGCTTGCTACTCGCCGCGAACGTGTGCGGCAATTCTATAAAGAAGGACGTGTATCTAAAGGTGGATTGCGCCCGAAGGATGCAGACATCTAAATACTAAAAAGGAGTGCTTAGATAACAATGCGTACATTTCAGGAGTTTGTTTCTCTTTGCGAAGAAGTTGAAGACAAGTCAAAGCGACTTGGATTCGCTGCGACGATTAAAACTGCTCAGGCAGGTGGTAGAATCAGACCAGAACGCAAAAAGACAACTCCTGAAACACGCAGAGTTCGTGCTGTAGGTGGCGGCAAAACCGAACCTGTAAAGTATAAACCAAGAAAAGACATTGGACAACAACGTGCTGCATCTACAAGAGTTCAGCAACCAGAAAAAGAGCGTGGATCTGCTGATGTAAAAGCAAGAGCAGCAGCGGCAGCAAAAGAAGAAAGAAAGAAAGCAGCACTTGCTAGAATTGCTGCAAAGAAAGCAGGACAAAAACCAGAAACTGCAAAACCAAAAGCAAAAGAAGTAGAAAAGACTGCAACTAAGTTACTATCAACAAAGAAACCTGAAGCAAAACCATCAACACCTGCAAAACCACGCAGACAGTGGAAAACTGAAACTGGCGGTCCTATGACACGTCAAGAAAGAGATAAAGCAAGAAATAAAGAGAAAACAGCAGCAGCACAAAAGACGAAGAAAAGTTCTAGCGAAATCCTTTCACAAATGCGTAAAGAGTATGAGGAGAAAGGTGGAAAGTGGAGCAATAAAGTTGCTGTTCAGATGAGAGCAAAAGCAAAAGCAGCAGCACAAGCATCAGGAAGTTGAGTCCAATTAAAGTTACTCACCTCCAAAGTGGACCTATAGTATAAGCACGAATCTAAAACAAATGCTCTGGCAAGACTCACGAGGTAACTGGAACAGCACTAAATCTGCTCTCGACATGAAAATCGAACAAGCGATGATTCAAGCACGGTTCGATAAAGAGTGGACTGAAAAAGAACGTTCTGGTGATTGGTTGTTTGACGAAATGTTTGGTGGTTGATAAACTTCACCAGACCGCTCTAGAATCGCCTACAACACTATGGAAACCGTGAATGTGAGTATTGACACTCTAAAACGTCTAATTAGTAACTTGCAGGATGCAGTCAACGTCTGCTATAATGTTGATTCATCTGAGAGCAAAAGTTACGAAAAAACCTATCCTTTTGCGACAGGTTATTCTCGCTCTGCAATGCAGTCTGCTATCATTGACCTCAACAACATTCTGAACAAGTGATTACTCTTCGTCCTCATCAACATCGTGCTGTTGCTGCTATGCAAAAGCACAAGAAAGGTCAGGTGATTGTGCCTACTGGCGGTGGTAAAACACTGAAGATGATCTATGATGTTCTGCGTCTGTTTCAGTCTGAAACTCCGCAGACAGTTGTTGTAGTTGCTCCGCGTATTTTGCTTGCTGAGCAACTCTCTAGTGAGTTTCTGGAGCACATCACTGATCCAATGGTTCGTATTCTTCACGTTCACAGTGGAGAAACGCATCACGAATCTACCACTAACTCCGATCACATTTATGATTGGGCAGTGCAAACGTACAAGCGTCATCGTATCATCTTCACCACCTACAATTCTCTGAATCGTATTCAGGAGTCTGGTATTGATGTGGATACGATTTACTTTGATGAGGCACATAACAGCGTCAAGCGTAACTT